AACTAGCCTCAATAATTGTGTCATTTTTGGGGAATAAATCTGATTTAAACTTTGGTGTTGGGAGTTCCTTCCAAAAATTCCCAGTAGAATAGGTACAATCTAAATCGAAACAATCGATTTTATGTAAATCCATTATGTTCTTAATCACTTCGTAATTGGTGTTATAAACACTTTTTATCGGTTTGAAGTCTTTTTCCATTTGTTTTTAAATATTTTTTATGTATACTTTAGTAAAGTATAAGAAATAAAAAACAATAAACCAAAATATTTATAAAAAAAGAAATACTATGGCCTGCGGAATCTACAAAATAAAGAATTTAATTGACGAAAAAAATTATATTGGTAGTTCCGTAAATTTATTAAAAAGAGAATCTAAACATTTTTGGATGTTAAGAAATAATATTCACGATAATAACCATTTACAGAATTCATTCAATAAATCGGGTGAAAAAAATTTTAAATTTGAAATTATTGAGGAATGTAATGAAAACCTTTTAATCGAAAAAGAAAATTTTTATATTACCCATTATCGGTCAAATAATTCCGAATATGGTTTTAATATGGCTACGGTTAATGAATTTAGAAGAAACACATTTAATGATGAGGTTAAAATGAAATTATCTAAATATAATATGATTAAAAATGGTAATTTTAGTAATTTTTCATTAACAAATATCCAAACAAATGAAGAACATGTATTTGAGAATTTGATTGATGGGGCAACATACTTATTAAATAAGGGGTTCGCCAAAGGTGCTCCAAGAAATGTAAGAATGACTATATCAAATTGTTTAAGAGGAATAAAGTTAAATAATGGACATAAAGGTTCAATAAGAAAAACTTGTTATAAACATAATTTTAAAATAATAAACTAAATAAAAAACCAATTACAATGAGCTGTGGATGCAAAAAAAAGAACCAAGAAGCTTCAGCCCAACCGGCTCCAGCAACAATAAGATTAACTGAAGTGATGACCCCGGCACCAACATCGATACCTACGGCACCTTCAACACCTAATCAATAATATCGTCTTAATAAACGATTAAATGAAATATCGTCTTAATTGACGATATTTTTTAACCATTATAATATATATAAAAATATATACTTGAATATGAATGTAGAAAAAAAATTAACGAGTGTTCATGTCTTAGAAGACATCTACAGAAAGTTTAAAATTAATGCCATAGATGGTAATATCAATTTACAAAAATTGGTAAATAGGTCTTTAGATTTATACATAAAAGATGAAACCTACAGAAATAAAATAAACAATTACACTGATTTGTCAGTGAGTGGATCAAAATATTAATATGTTGAAAAAGAGAATATTATTGTTATCGGACGATTTAAGAATGACTTCAGGTATCGCCACCATGTCAAAAGAATTTGTTTTAGGTACTCTTCACAAATACGATTGGTTACAATTAGGTTCGGGTATTAATCATCCCGAAGTTGGTTCTGTGGTTGATATAAACGAAGATGTTAGGAAACGTACTGGAATTAAAGATGCGGACTTAAAAATAATACCTAATAATGGTTATGGTGATATACACACACTTAGAAAATTATTAAAAGAAGAAAGGATAGACGCTATTTTACATTTTACAGATCCTCACTATTGGCAATGGTTATATGAAAATGAACATGAGATAAGACAACAAGTTCCAATTTTATATTATCACATATGGGATAATTTACCTGACCCTTTTTATAATAGAAATTTTTATGAAAGTTGTGATTGGTTGGGTTGTATATCTAAACAAACATATGGTATCGTACATCGTGTTGGTAAATCAAAAAAAGAATTAACCTTTAAACCATTAGAAGATTGGCAAATTAGTTATGTTCCTCACGGTATTAATCCTGACGTTTTTAAACCAATCGATGAAGTACCTGTGGATGTTAAAAATACTTTATTTCAAAATAGACAATATGATTTTGTTTTATTTTATAACAGTAGAAATATAAGAAGAAAACAACCAAGTGATGTTATCTATTCATTTAAATTATTTTGTGATAATCTTCCTAAAGGTGAAGCTGATAGATGTTTACTTTTAATGCACACAAGTCCTGTTGATGAGAATGGTACAGATTTACCGGCAGTTAAAGATGCCGTTTGTCCAAACTATATGGTAACATTTATAAACACAAAAATTGAACAGAGTCAATTAAATGAAATCTACAATTTAGTTGATTGTACAATCAATATTGCCAACAACGAAGGTTTTGGTTTAGGTACCGCAGAAAGTATTATGGCGGGTACTCCAATCATTGTAAATGTTACTGGTGGTTTACAAGACCAATGTGGGTTTGATTATACCGCAGATGATTATATCGAAATTGGTTCATTACATGATAAGAAAAGATTTGGTGACACTCCTTCGGGTGAATGGGTAATTCCAGTTTGGTCATCAGCTAGTAACATCAATGGTTCAGTAATGACACCATACATCTTTGACGACAGAGTTAATGATTATGATGTATCAGATGCCATTATGAAAATGTATAAAATGGGTAAAGAAAAAAGAAAAGAGTGTGGATTGAAAGGAAGAGAATGGGCGATTAAAAATGTTTCATCTAAAGTTATGTGTGATAGTATGATTGATGGCATTGAAACCACATTTAAAAATTATAAACCAAAAAAGAATTTTAATTTATATAAGATAGTATAATATGAATAAACAAACATTATTATTTAGAGGTCCGGTTAAATCAAGAAGTGGATATGGTTCACATTCAAGAGATTTGTTAGAAGCGTTGTATCAAATGGATATATATGACATAAAAATTGATAGTTGTTTATGGGGAAACACTCCAATGAATGCTCTTGAAAAAGATAATGAATTTCATAAATGGATAGTTGAAAATTCAGTATCAGAATTTAATGGTTTACCAGACATATATGTTCAAGTAACCGTACCGAATGAATTTCAACGTTATGGTAAGTTTAATATTGGAATCACTGCAGGTATTGAAACCACGTTAGCACCTAAAGATTGGATTGATGGATGTAATAGAATGGATTTAATTATCGCCACTTCTAATTTTTCTAAAGATGTTTTATTAACAACGGTTTATGATGAAAAAGAAAAAGATAGTGATAAATTAGTAAAACAACATAGAATTGAAAAACCTATAGAAGTTTTATTTGAGGGTGTTGATACTAACATTTATAATAATGTTGTTAACCCATCGTTTGAATTAGACATTAAGGAAGATTTCGCATATCTTTTTGTAGGTCATTGGTTAAAAGGAAATATAGGTCAAGATAGAAAAGACGTTGGTATGTTGATTAAAACATTTGCTGAGACATTTAAAGATAAAACTGAATGTCCTGCGCTTATTCTGAAAACATCGTCAGCGGTATTTTCAGTAATTGAACGTGAATCATTTAGAAAAAAAATTAAGAGTATTTTAACAGGTATAAACAATCCACCCCCAATATATTTGTTATTTGGTGACCTAACAAATAAAGAGATGAATGATTTATATAATCACCCAAAAATTAAATCAATGGTATCAATAACCAAAGGTGAGGGATTTGGTAGACCTTTATTAGAATTCACAATGACAGGTAAACCTGTGATAGCATCAAATTGGTCAGGACATAAGGATTTTCTATCAATGGAAAGTTCGGTAATGATTGGTGGGTCTTTGACCGAAGTTGATGATAGTGCGGTTGATAATTTTATATTAAAGGGTTCAAAATGGTTTACCGCAAATTATGATGAGTTTTCTCAGGTTTTAATTTTGGTTAAAGAACAATATGATAAATTTTTAAATCGTTCAGAAGTGTTGAGAATTGAAAATTCAAATAAATTTTCATTGAGTAAGATGAAAGAAGTGTTCTCATCCTTAATTCAAAGTAAAGTAATGGTACCAACTAAAGTAAATTTAATATTACCTAAATTAAATAAAGTATATGGTAAAGGTTAAAAAAACAATTAAAAAAGTAAAAGAGGAACCAATAGTAGACATTCAAATAAATGAACTTAAAACTTTTGTTCCGTGTGAGTGGGTTATTCAATTTGACGAGGATGAACCGCAAATATTTGCTGTATCTAAAGAAACTGATTTGACGCCAGAAGTCTCGATTGTTTTAAAAAATAATAGTGAATCACACATAACATTTGTTGACACTAAAAGTGGTAAACAATTTAAGATATTTGCCAGACCTAAATAATAACTATGGATTTTAAATTTTTTATAGGTAGACAGTTTGAGTTGGAGTCAACACAATTATTATCATTAAGACGTAATAAATTTAAATTTTTTCACGGGTTACTTAATGGAAGAACAACAGTTGTGTGGATGCCTGAAACTGATGGTAGAGATTATTATGGTTTGGATGTTGAACAAGAATTAACAAGACTAATGTCAAGAGAAATTGCTCGTGGAATTGATAATGAAATTATTAATAGACTAACAGAATTAATGAGCGATGAGGGTAATCAAATAGTTGAAAGAAATGTAAATGCTGATTACCTACAACGTTATTTGGATATGGGAGGGAACGTAGCGTGAAATGTGATAGACATATTTGGGACACAGTCAATAATGAGTGGTGTTGGAGGTGTGAAGAATTAACATTAGAAGAAAATAAAAAAAAATATAACAATAAAATGGAGACCTTAGATTTTAAACATTTTAAAAATCAACTTAACAAAGGAACAATTCTACCTGAAAAACTTTATTATATGTTACAGGAAGAATTAGATAATGGAGATAGTAAAATGACCTTGTTGTGGCATGATATTGAAGATGATTTACCTAATTATCAGTTTATTAAATTTGGTTCAAATTCATTAATGTTTCCAATAGTTAAAAAATAATTATGAAAATAAGTTTTGCCATTACTGTGTGTAATGAAATAGAAGAAATAAAAAAATTGGTTCCATTTATTTTAGAACACAAAAGACCTCAAGACGAAATTGTGGTTCTATATGATGATAAAAATGGTAATCCTGAAATATTAGATTTCTTACTTCCATTTAACATCAAACCAAATGTTCAAACATGGAGATGTTTTGATTGGAATAATAACTTTGCAGATTGGAAAAACATATTAAATGGTTATTGTGAGGGTAATTACATTTATCAGTTAGATGCTGATGAAATGATTAGTGAATATATGATTAAGAACTTACATGAAATATTAGAAATGAATTCTAATGTGGATTTAATATTTGTTCCTCGTATTAATACCGTTAATGGTATAACCCAAGAACACGTTGATAAATGGGGTTGGAGGGTTAATGAAAATGGATGGATAAATTTTCCCGATTCTCAAGGAAGAATATTCCGTAAAGGTATGAGTTGGTATGGTAAAGTACATGAACGAATTATAGGTGGACAAAAATTTTCATCATTACCATTAGATGAGGAATATTGTATTCAACATCATAAGACAATCGAACGTCAAGAAAAACAAAACAATCTATACAATACAATATGAAAATTTTAATTACGGGAGTTGCCGGTTTAATCGGTTCAAGACTTGCAGACTATATTATTATGAATCAACCAGATGTGTACATAGTTGGTATTGATGATTTAAGTGGTGGGTACATTGAAAATGTTAACCCAAAAGTTGAATTATGGCAAATGAATTTGGTAAACGGAAATATTTCAGAATGTTTTGAAAGACATCAATTTGATTATGTTTATCATATGGCGGCATATGCTGCTGAAGGGTTATCTCCATTCATAAGGAGTTATAATTATCAAAACAATTTAGTTGCAACATCTCGTATTATCAATGAATGTATAGTACATAATGTTAAAAGATTAGTCTTTACATCTACGATGGCGGTTTATGGACATGGTAATGGTGACATATTTGATGAAACTCAGGTTCCTTGTCCGGTAGATCCATATGGTATTGCAAAGTATGCATGTGAAATGGATATTAAGGTCGCTGGTGAACAGCATGGGTTGGATTGGTGTATTGTACGTCCTCATAATGTTTATGGTGTTAAACAAAACATTTGGGACAAATATCGTAACGTATTAGGTATTTGGATGTATCAACATATGAATGGTGAACCTATGACAATTTTTGGTGATGGTATGCAAAAAAGGGCATTTAGTTATGTTGACGACTGTTTGGAACCTTTGTGGAAAACATCTCAACAGGATAATTGTTCTAAAGAAATTATTAACCTTGGTGGTACCATTCATTATACAATTAATGAAGCAAATGAGATTT